GATCTGTGCGACGTCGCGCTGCTGAATGATGCGCTCTCGGTCAAGCGCGAGAACGAAGCGCGCGTGCAGGAACACATGGAACGGACGAAGCGATGAACGAAGAAGTCATCAAGGAGTTTCTCGTCTCCATCGGCTATAAGACCGACGAGACGAGCCTGCGCAAGTTCACGCTGTCGCTCCAGAGCGTCACCAAGACGGTGATGAAGCTTGGCACGGCGGTCGTCGCAACGGCAGCCGCTGTCGTCGCGGGCGTGAAAATCATCTCGGGAGAGATGGAGCGCCTGTATTACGCCTCGCAGCGCACTGGCGAGACGGTCGGCAACATCATGGCGCTGCGGTATGCCGCCGGCCAGATAGGGCTGACAGCTGACCAGGCGCAGGCGTCGCTCGAAGGATTCACGCGTACGCTGCGCTTGAATCCGGGCATGAACGGGCTGCTCACGCAGCTCGGCGTCACCGGGAACGGTCCGCTCGAGCAATTCGAGAGCTTCATCGGCAAGATGAAGCAGATGCAGCCGTACATCGCGGCGCAGTATGCGGGGCTGTTCGGGATCGATCCCGACACGCTGCTGATGCTCGAAAACGGCCTGCCGAAGATTCAGGCCGCGCAGGACAAGTATCGCCAGAAGCTCGGCTCGTTCGGCATCAATCCCGAGCGCGCGGCGCAGGCCGGCGTCGAGTTCGACAACTCGGTGCGCGACCTCACGAACGACATTCACCTGTTCTGGGTGCTGTTGCAGGAGCATCTCGCGCCCGTTCTGGCGGAGATCTCGACTGAGTTCGAGAAGTGGGCGGCCGGTCACGCCGACGAGACAGCACGCAAGATCGCGACCGCGCTGGAAGCAGTTGCGAAGTGGGTGCGCGACATCGACTGGCAGAAGGTCGGGAAGGACGTCGATGTCTTCCTCGATAAGGCCGGGAAAGTCGCAGAGGTGATCGGCAACATCATCGGCAGCTTCGCGCGCGTCGCGAGTTGGTTCGGCGGTGGCGAAGGCGGCGGGTCGCAAGCAGACCAATCCACGCAAGGAGATGCGCCGCCGGACGCAGATCCAAATGACAGCGCCTTCATCGCATGGGTGAAGCGCAAGCGGCACGCATTCCAGCAATGGGCTGGCGCTGCTCCGTCCGGTGGCCAGCAAGCCGGATCGGCTCCGCTTGACCTCGGGAACGGAAGTAAGAACTGGGACGCTCCGCGCGGCATCCGGAACAACAATCCGGGCAACATCCGCTACGGCGAGTTCGCGCGCAGCGCCGGTGCAATTGGCGCAGACAGCGGCGGCTTCGCGGTCTTCTCCGACATGCAAACCGGCATCGAGGCGACTGCGAAGCTTCTCCGAAGCTACACCGCGCGCGGGTTCAACACGATTCGGAAGATCGTTTCGCGCTGGGCGCCAGCGAATGAGAACGACACGCAGGCATATATCGCCGCGGTCGCGAAGCAACTCGGCGTTTCGGCAGACACCGTCCTGTCGGGCGATCAGTTGCAGGGCGTCGCTGGGTCTATCTTCCAGCACGAGAACGGCTCGGCATACGGAAAGCTCGGCACGAACTCCGCGCAGGCCGCGTCAAAGTCCGTGACCATAAGCCAGAAGACCGACGTCCACGTGCATGGATCGCCCGACCCGGGCGGCACCGGGCGCGCGGTCGCGGGCGAGCAAGCGCGCGTGAACGCCGATCTTGTGCGTAACATGACAGGAGCATACGTGTGAACGTTCTCGGCTTCATCGAATCGGGCGCGCAGCTCGGGCTTCAGCTTCTGACGATGAAGCCCAAGCGCGGGCTCGTCGCGCAGGACGGCGGATCATCGATTGTTGCGCACGCGACCATTGAGGAAGTCCACCAGGACGAGCTCGAAGTGACAGAGCATCCTGTCGAGCAGGGCACGGTCATCGCTGATCATGCTTTCGTGCGTCCGGCGGATCTGATCATCACGGCGGGCTGGTCGAACAGTCCGAACTCGACCAGTCTGCTTGGTGCTGTCGCTGGATTCGCAGCCGCGCAAAGTAGCGCTGCGCGTGCGCTTATCGGCGCGGTCGAACTCGGCAGCGGCGTCATCAACCTCCTGAGCGGCGGCGTCTCACCGGTGCAGAAGGCGTACGACAACCTGCTCGCGGCGTATCAGGCACGCACGCTATTCACGGTCTATACCGGGAAGCGTCCGTACAAGAACATGATCATCAAGTCCCTGTCCACGACGACGGACAAGGACAATGAAAATTCGATGCTGATCCGGATCGTGATGCGTCAGATCCTGATGGCACAGACCCAGACGGTGACTGTTCCGGACTCGAGCGTAATGTCGAACCCGGCGAGCACCGCGTCGCCCGAAGACGCAGGCGTGACCTCGCCAGTGCCGGCGCCAAACATCAACGTGACAGCACTTCCATGACCGCATACGAGATTCCGCTGTCGGCCAAGCCGCAGGCGTTCAGCATCGCGCTCGGCGGCGTCACTTACAAGATGACGCTCCGATGGAACGTGCCGGCGGCCGCGTGGATGCTCGACATCGCGGATGCGACGGGCAACCCAATGGTGGGCAGCATTCCGCTCGTGACGGGCGTAGATTTGCTAGGGCAGTACGCGTATCTCGGATTCACCGGCCGGTTGGTGGTTCAGACGGACCATGATCCCGACGCCGTTCCGACGTTCGACAACATCGGCACGACTGGGCATCTCTACTTCCTGACATCATGAGCGATCAGTGGATCAGAAAGGCGCAACTGGTGGTAGGCGATGGACAGACGAACCTTGACTTGTCCGGGTTTCGCTTCACTTTCCAGACCCGAAACTCTGACAGAGCAACGCCAAATACCGCGCACATTCGGGTATACAACCTTAAGCCCGAGACGGTGCGGAAGATCGGTACAGAATACAAAGAAGTTCTGCTGCAAGCTGGGTATGAGACAGGCAAGTTCGGAGCGATCTTTTTCGGCACCATCGTTCAGACTATCACCGGGAAAGAAAGAAACGTTGACGCCTTCGTCGACATCTTCGCGGCGGACGGCGATTTGTGGCACAACAACTCGTTCATCAACAAAACCATCGCGGCCGGTGCGACGCAGAAGGACATCATCAATGCGGTGGTCAACACCTCGGGCCCCGACTATCCATTGAAGTTTTCAAGCGATGCGCCGGGAATCATCGGCGGAGCGCAGGGTGTCCAGAACGCGCTTTCCCGAGGTAAGGTTCTCTTCGGTCTAGGAAGAAAATATGCGACTGACTGGGCGACTACGAACGGCTTTCGATGGTCCATACAGAACGGTGAGTTCGTCCCTGTGCCGATCGCCGGATACCGTCCGGGCGAGGCGGTGGCGCTAAACAGCAGCAGCGGACTTATCGGAGTTCCGGAAGCAACTGAAGGCGGTGTGAACGTGCGCGCGCTGCTAAACCCGTTGATCCGTATTGGTTGTCTCGTGCAGATTGCGCAGAATGACATCGTTCGGTACACACAGCAACAGAATGGGCTTAGTTTTGGTTCCGGCTCTCCTCCGGCTGCGACTCCCACGACGGCAGCCGGTTTCTATCGCGTCATGACTGCAGAATTCGAAGGAGATACACGCGGCCAACCTTGGTACGTAGACATGGTGTGCCTCGCGGTAGATGTTTCAGCGAGCAATCAAAGTCAGTCTGTCGCAGTTCCTGGTTAGGGCTGCTGCACCATGTCGTACATGGTGACCCCTTTGAACGGTTTCCCGGAAGAAGGAGTGATGCCGCTTATGACTGGAACTATTTTGTCTCTTTCGTAGAGGACCTTCGTGCCAGGTGGAATCAGGTCGCAGCCAAAAGCCTGTAGGTTCGGCCCACGATATGGCTTCCCGTGCAGCAATTCGGATTGCCCGTTCGTGTAGGTCGATAGAGCGTGCTCTGAATACGCCTCTCCATAAAGCTGCCACATCAGCATGACGCGATCGTAGTCGGGGCACACGATCGTCCCCAAGACATATCGGTAACCCTTTGTCGTCGTCCAGACAGGACTCTTGTCGACGGGCTTTATCGGATTCTGCGCGGGGGAAGGAATTGGCGGGGCTGTCTGGATGCGCGCCTGTTGCTGCTCCTCTTGCTGCGACTTTTCCGTCATAGCGCGAAGCTCGTCCTCCTGACTCGGAAGCCCAAACAACTTCCGCTCTGTCGGCGAGAGGTTCGAGCAAGCTGCGACGCTCAACGTGGCGATGACGAAAACTGTTGTTCTTTTCATGTGATCCCCGATGCGTCAAGACGAGTACTTGAACGATTTTAAAGAGTCGTTGGATGGTGTTTTGAACGGGCGTCAATCGCTGATCTGGACCGCACTCCCGGCGATCATCCAGAGCTTCGACGCTAGCGCATTGACCTGCACCGCGCAACCCGCCATTCAGGCGCAGGTGCGCGCGCAGGATGGTAGCACTTCATGGGTCGCGCTTCCGTTGCTTGTCGACGTTCCGGTGTGCTTTCCGCGCGGCGGCGGCTGCACGCTGACGTTTCCGGTCGCCGCTGGCGATGAGGCGCTGATCGTTTTCTCCTCTCGCTGCATCGATGCATGGTGGCAGTCGGGCGGCGTACAGGTCCAGGCAGAGCTTCGCATGCATGACCTGTCGGACGGATTCGCAATCCTCGGGCCGTTCTCGCAGGCGACGAAGATCAGCGGCTGGAGCAGCAATTCGGTCCAGTTGCGCAGCAACGACGCGAGCACATATATCGATCTGAACCCGACCGCGCAGAAGGTCAAGATCGTCGCGCCCGGCGGGTTTCAGGTCGTCGCGCCGACATCAGATTTCTCTGGGGCTGTGACGATTCGTGGCCTGCTGACGTGGCTTGCTGGCATGGCCGGAAGCACGGCATCTGGCGTAGCAGCGACGATTACCGGCGTCATCAACTTCATCGGCTCGGTCACATCGAACGGTAAAGCGATCGACAGCACACACACGCACCATGAAAACGGTGCAGGCAGCAACACGAACCCGCCGAACTGATATGCGCTATCGCACTCTTGACGAAAACGGCGACTACTCGTTCGGCCGGGGTTCGGCGAACTTCCTCGTGGACTCGCCCGCGGCCGTCGCGCAGCTCGTGCTGACGCGGCTGCGGCTCTCGACCGGCGAATGGTTCCTCGACACGACCGAGGGCACACCGTACGCGACCGAGATCCTCGGCACTGGAACGGCCTCGACACGTGATCTTGCCGTGCAAGAACGCATCCTCGAAACGCAGGGCGTGACCGGCATCGCCGACTACGCGAGCGTCGTCGATCCGTCGACGCGCGCCTTCACGGTGGCGGCGACCATCGACACGATCTACGGCCAAACGACAATCACGGCGGCTCTCTGATGGCGACTTACCCTCTCGCAACGCTCGGCCCGACGATTACGAGCGCGGGGATCTCGATCCCCTCGTTCAACGATGTCTATCAGAGCCTGATCGCGACGTTCCAGAGCATCTACGGCTCCGATGTCGTCGTGACGGCAGACAGCCAGGACGGTCAGTGGATCGCGACGATTGCGTCTGCGATCAACGACTGCAACAACGGCGCCGTCGCCTGCTACAACGCGTATTCGCCTGCAACGGCTCAGGGTGCGAATCTGTCGAGCGTCGTCAAGATCAACGGCATCGCGCGCAACGTGTCTTCGCAATCGACGGTCGATGTGACGCTGGTCGGGCAGGCCGGCACGACGATCACGAACGGCATAGTGACGGACGCGAACCAGAATCAGTGGGCGCTGCCGGCATCGGTCGTGATCCCTTCTGGCGGTTCGATCGTAGCGACGGCAACCTGCCAGACGGACGGCGCTGTGACGCTGGCCGCAGGCACGTCGCTACAGATCTCGACGCCGACGCGCGGCTGGCAGACGGCAACGGCAGCGAGCGACGCGGATCCCGGCGCGCCTGTCGAGACGGACGCGGCGCTGCGCAAGCGGCAGACGACATCGGTCGCGATCCCGTCGCTGACCGTGCTCGCCGGCATCATCGGCGCCGTCGCAGGAGTCTCGGGCGTGACGCGCTACGCGGCATACGAGAACGACACGAACTCGACGGATTCGAACACGTTGCCGCCGCACACGATCGCTCTGGTGGTCGAAGGCGGCGACTCCACCGCTATCGCAAACGCCATCGCAGCAAAGAAGACGCCCGGAGGCGGGACGTACGGCACGACGACTGTCACGGTGACGGACGTCTACGGCATCCCGCACCCGATCAACTTCTTTCGGCCGACGACGCAGGCGATCACGGTCGCAGTGTCGATGAAAGCGCTCGCTGGCTATTCGTCGGTCACCGGCGCATCCGTTCAGCAGGCGATCTCCGACTACGTGAATTCTGTCGCGATCGGTGGCGGGGCTGCGGGTGCGGTGGAGTGGGACTCGTGCATTGCGACGGCGAAGGGAGTGAGCGGCGGAAACACGTTCAAGATCACGTCGCTCACGCTGACCGGGCCAGGCGGCGCAGGCTCGCCAGACGTTGTGCTTGCCTTCAATCAGTCTGCGACGTGCACGCCGGCTAGTGTGACTCTAACGGTTTCCTGATCTATGGCTGACGTTACCGATTACACCGGCCTCGTCACATCTGAGCACGCCGACAAGCCGAACTTCATGGCGATGGTCGGCGGCGTCGCGCAGGCGTTCGTCGACATCCAGAATCAGATCTCGGCGACTCCTCCAGCGTTCGATCTCGATTCAGCGGTTGGCGTGCAGCTCGACGCAGTCGGACTCTGGGTCGGCGTGACGCGCAACGTGAACACGCCGCTCACCGGAGTCTACTTCTCGCTCGATACGGCCGGCCTCGGATTCGATCAGGGCGTGTGGCAAGGGCCGTTCGATCCGTCGACCGGCGTTGTCTCGCTCGATGACGATACATACCGATTGCTGATCCGCGCGAAGATTGGCGCGAACAGTTGGGACGGCACGCTTGGCACGTCGGCCGCGATCCTAAACAGCATCTTTGACAGCAGCACGTATGTCTTCATCCAAGACAACGGCGACATGTCCATCACATATGGCATCGCCGGCAACGTGC